CCTGTAGCACAACCTAAGGATGCAAATGCTGACACGTCAATTTGAGCTACGTGCTGAGACTGCCACAGAAGACAGGATTGTCAGGGGCATCGCTGTTCCTTTCAATGACCCTGTTGATGTTGGCGGGTACAAGGAAATGATTGCTCCTAACGCAGTAATGCCAAGGGACAATATCAAGCTGTTCTATGGACATGACGAACCAATCGGTAGGGTCATTGATTCCAAGGACACGGATGCAGGCTGGTCCATTACAGCCAAGATTAGTGAGACTTCCAGAGGCAACGAAGTTTATACGTTGCTCAAGGATGGAGTTCTTGACCGTTTCTCTATTGGCTTCATGCCAATGGAAGAGAACGAAGACAAGAACGGAACCATCGTACGAACCAAGATTGACGTACGAGAGGTATCAATCGTTCCAATCCCAGCCTATGAGGGAGCCAAGGTTGAGGAAGTGCGTAATGCACAGGACGTAGCTCCAATTGAAAACAAGGAGATTGACGTGGATAACGTTGCAATCGAAGAAATGAGAGAGTCCGTTGAAGCTCTAGAGCGCAAGGTATCTACTCTCTCTATTGTTGAAGCAGCACCAGTTGTAGACACTCGTTCTGCCGGTACTGTCCTAAAGGCAATCGTAGCTGGTGAGGAACGCGCATACACTGGTGGAACCTCTGCTGACGCTATTGTCAAGAACGCATGGGTAGGAGACCTTACCCGTCTAGTTGAAGGTGCATCCGTACTCCGTGGAGTATTCGGTTCTGCAAGTCTTCCAAATGAGGGTAACTTCATTGAGTATGGTCAGCTAAAGTCTGACACTTCTGCTTTTGCAAAGCAGGCTGCGGAAGGTGATGACCTTACTTTCGGTAAGATTCAGGTTGAGACCAAGACTGCTGCTATTGCTACCTATGGTGGATACACACAGCTAACACGTCAGGAAATCGAGCGTTCAGCTACGAACATCCTTGACTTTAGCCTTCGTGCACAGGCCATCAAGGTTGGTCAGGTTCTTAATGGTGTGCTTCGTGCAGACTACAAGGCTCTCCATGCTGCTCAGCTCGTTGCCCTTAACAAGGTAGACGTTTCTGCTGCTGCTGGTTACAACGGTTGGCTTGACGCAATCATTGAAGCTGCTGTGAAGTTTGATGCTCTTGGCCTTCCAATGGATTGCCTAGTTGCTGACAAGGCTTCCTTCAAGACCCTTGCCAAGTTGCAGGGTGCAGACGGTCGTCCAGTCATGCTAGTTGCTGGCAATGGCTCTAACAACGTTGGTTCTATCGACGTTAAGGGTCTTGGTGGAAACATCGCCAATGTCAAGGTTGTTCTAGATGCTGGTCTTGCTGCTAACGAATCTGCGTTCGTTAACTCCAACGCTATTCGCTTCTACACAAGCCCAATCGTGCGCTTGCAGGATGAGAACATCATCAACTTGAGCAAGGACTTCTCTGTATATACATACGCTGCTGTTGCAGATGAGATGCCTTCTGCTGTTGTTCCTGTTAAGCCTGTTGCGTGATTTGACGGTACAGCAATGATTACCTACGCAGAGCTAGCAGAGGCACTAGCAAGTTACAACCCAGAGCTAATTGATGGCTGGGTTGGCTTGAAGACCTATGTTTCTGCTGGTGATGGTGACGACACATTTGTTCAAGCCTGCTGGGCTGAGGCACTTGAGCTAATCACAATCTACGTAGGTATTCATGCTGTGCCTGACGCAATCCTCATTCGAGCAACTACAGAAGTTGGCTCTGAACTCTTCCACCGTAGGAGTGCTCCTAATGGTGTGGCACAGTTCACAACCTTGGACGGTAGTGCAATCCGCATTGCTAGAGACCCAATGGTTGGTGCATACCCTCTCCTAAGACGTTATGTCGGATGGGGTATTGCATGAGCGAACTCATGACAGTCAGCACGGCTATTGCAACGGTACTTAAGGATGCAGGACTTACTGCATTCCCATACCTCCCTGAACGCATCACTCCACCTTTGGCAGTAGTGCAAGCAGGTTCACCATTCCTCTCACAAGGAGGCTCATTTGGTGAGTTCAAGTCACGATGGGACATCACTCTAGTAACTCCTACAGGAGCTAATGACGTGAGCACGGAAAAGCTCTACGACCTTCTAGAGGATTCCATTGTGGCTTTGGTTAATAGCAAGTACAGCGTTGAAGAGGTGTCCAAGCCTTATGCCTTGGCTGCCAACAACGCTACGTATGTTGCAGTTGACCTCAAGATTTACAACAACGTAAGGATTTAAGACATGGCACGAATCAAGGGCAACAAGCTAACCATTGAGTTTGATGGCGAAGCTTACACAGACCATGTGAAGTCCCTAAAGCTTGAGCAGGCTGCTTCTGACAGCAAGTTTGTTACCTTTGCTGACGCTGCTGCTGGTGGTTCCTATGAATGGACCATGACTGGCTCTGCTGCACAGGACACAGACGCTTCTAGCTTCTGGACAATGGTTTGGGACTCAACAGGTACAGAGGTACCTTTCACAGTCGCACTACACGGCAACGCAACTCCATCTGTATTGGAACCTCACTATGAGGGAACAGTCAAGATTGGTGTTAAGCCTGCCATTGGTGGAGACGCTGGTGAAGACGTATTCGAATTTGATTTCGAATGGAAGGTTATTGGAGAAGTTACTAAGGTAACTGCCTGATAATGGCTGACGCAATCAACATTGGCAGTGGAGACTCAAGGGTACGCATTGAAGGTTTAGGCCAATCAATGCGTGCTCTCTCCAAGGCTGGTGCTGACTCAGAAGATATGAAAGACCTCATGCACGCTATCGGCATGATTGTAGTTAGGGCTTCTACACCTCCAAGCATCACAGGAACTCTTGCAGGGACTGTCAGGGCTGGTAGAGGAAAGACAAAAGCCGTTGTGCGTGCTGGTGGAGCAAGGGCACCGTATGCAGGAGTCATCCATTACGGATGGCCTCAGCACAACATCGAGGCACAACCATTCATCACACAAGCATTGCAGAGTGAGCAAAACTCTATCTTCAATGCTCTGAACGATGGTATTGGGGACATCCTCAAGAAGAATGACCTAAAGTAAGGAAACGAGAAATGAAGAATCTAACTATTGGCGAGATTGCCAAGGTTGAAGAGCTAAGCGGTATTTCCGCTGGCAAGTGGGAAGACGAAGATGAGCCTAAGGCTATGCAGCTTGCAGGCATGGCTTACGTGATTATGCGCAGGGAAGACAACAAGCTCAAGTTCACAGACGTTCTAGACATGGAAGCTGAGGAGCTAAGCACTATCGTTGTGGATTTCCAGACTGCCGTACAGGAGTCTTCGAAAAGCAAGTGACTCTAGGGACAAAGACCTAGCTACGTTCGTGGCAATCATTGGAATGTCACCTACAGAGTATTGGGACTTAACCCAGAACCAACGAAACGAGATTGTGGTTGCCTACAATAAGGCACACAAGAAGTAACAAGACTTCCTACCCTGTGTTTCTCGTTCACAGGGTAGGGACTAATCAAGGAAGGAGCCAAGATGGCTGGACAGACAATTACCGTCTCTGTACTTGCAGACACTAAGAAGTTCAAGCAAGGCATGAGCGCTCTTGGTTCCATGACTAAGGGTCTAATGGTTGGTGGTGCAGCTCTAGCTGCTGGCATTGGTCTATGGGCAGGTAGCACTGTCAAGGACATGATGCGTACAGAGCGTCTAGGAGCCAACACAGCGGCTGTTATCAAGGCAACTGGTGGTGCTGCTGGTAGGAGTGCTGGACAGGTATCTGCATACGCTGACAAGTTCGAAAAGCTAACGGGTATGGAAGCTGAGACTGTCACAGAAGGACAGAACGTACTACTTACCTTCAAGAACATTAAGGGTGCCAACTTCGACAAGGCAACCAAGAGCGCTGCTGACCTTGCTGTATGGATGAACAAGGGTTCTCTTGAGGGTGCCAATATGGCTGGTGCTTCTAACATGATGGGTAAGGCACTGGACAACCCTACAAAGGGTATGACTGCTCTTGCCAAGGTAGGTGTCTCATTCACAGATGGTGAGAAGGCACAGATTAAGGCTCTCCAAGCTAAGGGAGATATGGCTGGTGCTCAGGCAATCATCCTCAAGGCTGTTAATGGACAGGTAGCAGGAAGCTCTGTAGCTGCTGGTAAGACCACAGAGGGAATGTGGAAGAAGATTAGCAACTCGATTGGCAACGTGTCTGAGGGAATCCTTGCAAACGTAATGCCAGCATTGCTAGGTCTTGCTGCATGGTTCCTCAAGGATGGAATGCCAGCAATCAAGGGCTTTGGTGATTGGATTACAGCCAACATCATGCCTGCCCTTCAAGGCTTTGGTACATATATTACTGGCACTGTTGTTCCTGCGTTCATTGGCTTTGGCACATGGATTGTTAACAACAAGGACTGGCTAGGAGCACTTGCTATCACTGTAGGCATCCTTGTAGGAGCCTTCATCTTGTGGCAGGGAGCACTTGCAGCATGGACAGTCATCACAACTGCTGCAACAGCCGTACAAGCTGCATTCAACCTCATCATGTCAGCCAACCCTATTGCTCTAGTCGTCATTGCCATTGCTGCTCTTGTCGCTGGACTCGTCTACTTCTTCACACAGACTGAAACAGGCAAGGCTATTTGGGCAGGCTTTACCAAGTTCATTGGTGAGGCATGGGCTAACGTAAGCACATGGGTTAAGGCTACATGGGCAAAGGTTAGTTCAGCATTCTCTGCTGGCTACGAAGCTGTTAAGGGCTTCCTCAACCAAGTATGGAACGTAATCAAGACGGTATGGAACTACAGCCCTTATGGACTCATCATTAACAACTGGGGAAAGATTATGGACTTCTTCCGTGACATCCCCAACAAGATTAAGGGTTGGTTCGATGGTGCTATTGGTTGGCTCAAGTCTGCTGGTGGCAATGTTGTAGAGGGATTGTGGCGCGGTATCTCAGATGGCTACAACTGGATTAAGGGCAAGATTGAAGGTTGGGTCAACAACGTTATTGACTTCATCAAGAATGCTCTAGGTATCCATAGCCCTTCAACTGTCATGGCTGAGATGGGTCATTACATGGTCAAGGGACTTTCCAACGGTATCGATAAGTCAGCTTCCCTAGCTACTCAATCCATGGCAAGGCTAGCCAATGGACTAACAGGAGACTTTGAGAACTCCCTAGCTTTTGACACAGTGCGTGCTGGCGGAACTGTATATGTCATCAATGGACTTGAGTTCCAGCCAGCAAATAGTCAAGAGCAAGACCTTTGGGACCAGTTCGGTTCTATGCTTGCTCGTCAAAACAAGGCAGGTGTTAAGTGAGCATTACTTGGGGTACTAAGAAGGACGGGTACGTAATTGGTTATGAGGTAGGAAGCTACGGAGTTGTCACAAGTGCAACTGCTAGCGTTACTGTCCCTATCAACGTATACATTCAGCGTGATAAGTCACTGTCTGACTCAAGCAACAAGCTTGAATGGAAGGGTGATTGGTTCGCTGACTCTTCACAGAGCAATATCAACGTATCTGGTATTGGTCAGATGCTCGTTAAGACCATCAACTTGACGCAGGCATTGGTGTACAACGCTGGACAGACCAAGAGCTTTACACTCAACTTCCTGAACCTTGGTAGCAAGTCTGTTGACCTTACTGTTAAGGGCAAGGCTGTTATCCCTGCTCGTCCTTTTGCTCTCCCTGCTGCTCCTACAGCATTCACTGCTACACGTATCAATGATGGACAGAACAACCTTGCATGGACCAATACCTCTCCCGGTAGCGCTAGCGCTCCATACGAGAACATCAACGTTCTACGTAACGATGGTTCAGGTTGGATTCAGATTGCTGTGCTTGGTTCTGCTGTACAGGCATACCAAGACAAGACCGTAACTGTTAACAAGCGTTACCAGTATCAGGTGTATGCAAGCAACTCAAGTGGTAACGGTTCAGGACCAACTAGTACTTATATCTACACCACTCCTGCTGCTCCAAATGCATTAAGCGCTACGCGAGTTGGTGCCAACGCAATCATCTCTTGGTCCAACAGGGCTGGATGGGCAGACGGTATTGAGGTATGGCACGCTTCAAACGGGGTATGGGATGGTGCTGCACTCACAACACTTACTCCTGCTCTAACGTCATACACCCACACTGGACCAAGCATTTCTACAACTCACCAATACAAGCTCAAGGCTAAGGTTGGTGCGCTTTACGCTGCTGACGCTCTCACCAACACTCTTGGTGTTCTTGCTCCTCCTCTAGCTCCTACCATGACTACTGGAACAACAGTGTTCGATGGAGCTACACAAATCCTTATGGTTACATGGCTTCACAACCCTTCTGACGGAACTGCACAGCAAGGTGCAGACGTTCAGTACCGTGAGGTTGGTACTTCCACTTGGACACATTCCTACTCAGCAACTTCTAGCCCATCATTGCTGTTTGGTCTTGGAACATTCACCAACGGCAAGACATATGAGTTCCAAGTAGCAACAAAGGGTCAGTCTGGCGCTGGCTTTGGTGCCTTCTCTGCGTCCCAAGTTCTTAAGGCCAGCGCTAAGCCATTGGTTACTGTTACAGCACCTTCTAACATTGGTACAACACCAGCAGGAACAACCTTTACCAACAGCAAGCTAACTGTGTCATGGACATACTTTGATGCTGAGGGTTCCACACAGTCCATGTTCCGTGTGCAGCTTTGGTCTGGTGCCCTTCTAGGTGAATGGTCAGTAGGAAGCTATGCAACCAACTATGAACTTCCCTACAAGCTCCTAGACACCACACCATACGTAATCAAGGTCTTTGTACGTGATGGCGACGGTATCGAGTCTGTAGAGACAACCTCAAGCGTTGCAGCTATCACTACAGCATTCCCATTGCCACCACAGCCAAGCATCATTGCTGACTATGACGACACCATGGGTTACACAAGCGTTGAGCTATCCATTGCTCCAAGCTCAGGAACGGATGCTGAGTACATTCAGGTACTTCGTTCAGATGCCTCTGGTGACAACTGGACAGTCATTGCAGACAAGATTGATGTTCCATCTTCTGAGGAAGACGTGGCACGTCAGAACATGTTCGCTTACCCAACCATTACTACTGGCGCTACAGGCTATGTCTTTAGAAGTGCAGGCTTCAACGGAATCACGGCTGGCACAAATACAGCAATCCGTGGCTCTAAGCAGGCATCACTCTGCAACACGTCTGCTTCATACACAGATGCAGGAACATACTTCTATGGTCTTCCAACTGCTACAACTCCTAGCTTGGGTGTTGACGTGCAGGAAGGTTCAACTATTACCATTTCTGCATACATTCAGAAGGACAATGTTGTTCCTACCACTGGCATCATTGCTAGGTTCCACACTGGCACAGCTTGGGTAGGTGGAAATGTCTCAGGACCAACTGTCACAGCTACAAGTGCATGGCAACGCATCTACCTAACAACTACTGTCCCTGCAACTGCAACCAAGATGGTATTTGGTGTAGCTGCTGTTGGCACAGTGGCATTCACTGTTAGCCAGTGCCTACCTTGGGTATCAAACGTGCTCATTGAGAAGACAGACACAGTAGGTGACTACTTTGATGGTGCATACTCTCCTGACGCTTTGCTTACCCCTTTGTGGGACGGTGCAGCAGAACAGAGCACATCACGCTTGTCAGGTATTAGCCATGGTGAGCCAACAACTGTAATTGACTACATTCCTCCAATGAATGAGTTTGTTTGGTACAAGGCCATTGCTTGGTCAGCCCTTCCAACTCACAACGAGTCAGATGAGGCTGAGGTGTACACCAATAACGATAAGTGGATTTTCGTCAATGGTGGCAATGGATTTGCTACTCATGCAAGGCTCAAGGGCAACCCTGCTGTTGACCTAAGCCTTAGCCGTGAGAAGGTCTTGCACCAGTTTGCAGGACGCTCCAAGCCTGTTGAGTTCATTGGTGAGTCTCAGAACCGTGTGTACAAGGTATCCGGTGACGTTGATGGATTTGGCAACGGTAGCGAGCTAGGAACCTTTGATAGCTTTGAAGATGTAGCAAGTCTTCCTGCCCCTGTTGTCTACCGTGACCCAATGGGACGTAGAATCTTTGGCTCTATTGGTGAGGTAGGCATCAAGCACTCAGGCAAGTCTGACCTTGCTGGTATTGACTTCACTATCACTGAGGTTGATTACGATGAGTGAAGCCTCACGCTCTGAGTCCTTCAAGTATGAACTCTTGGATAATAGCGACAGGATTGTTACAACCCTCAATGGTGTGCAGGATGGGGGTAGCTTTACTGACTCTGTATTCAATGAGGTACGTGGTTCAGCTTCCTTCACCCTTACGCAGACACAGTCCATCAACTGGCTAAAGTCAAGGGTACGAATCAGCCATGTCTACGAAGGCAATGCCTATCCAATGATTACTGGCATCCCTAGTGTTCCTGAGCAGGCTTTCAGTGACACAGAGGTAACCATGAATGTTGACCTGTTCGATAAGACCATCATCCTCCGTGATGACACTTATGGTGTTGCCTATGGTGTAGCTGCTGGCACGAACATTATTACCAAGGTCATTGAAATCATTCAGTCAACAGGTGAGACCTCAATTGGTCTAGAAGGTAGTACAGCAACTCTTGCTACAGGCATGGTGTGGGATGCAAACACAAGCAAGCTCAAGATTGTCAATGACTTGCTGTCTGCTAGTAACTACTTTGCCTTGTACTGTGACGGTCTAGGAAGGTACATGGCTACTCCATATGTAGCTCCTGACTACAGGGCTGTGCAATACAACTTTATTGATGATGCTGACGGCATGTATCTACCTGCCT